CTTCGGCAATGCGCTTAACTACCGAACCGTGGCGCGATGCGTAACCTTTAGCATCTGGCCCTGTATCTGACGGGTCATGCGCAGAAACAACAGCGCCTTTCGCTTTCCATCCGAGTTTCTTGTGCGCATCAGTTGCAGCTTCAAGCCATTCACGTTTGATGATTGCCATATCACTTGCGCTTACTGGCTCACCAAGCCAGATGTGACGATACAGTGTCGGATTTCTGCGTTTACACTCTTCCATCTCCAGACGGAGGACTTCAGGAAAGTGCGGGTTGTCGGTGTAGTTCACCGTCAGCAGGCAAATGTCATCGGGAGGATTTACGACGAATCGCTGATAGGTATCGTCGAGGATGTTTTTCGGGTTGAAGCTCACCCATATTTCGGAAAATGGCTTGCGGATGGTTGGAATCAGGATATCCCATGATTCCTTCGTTACCGCTTCCGCTTCTTCCACCCAGCAGATATCAATGCCTTCGAGCGATTTAATCTTCGTCGGGTTGTTTTTGATGCCGTAGAACATGAATTCAGCGTTCGTTCCGAGATGACGAATCATTGAACGCTGAATTTCAAACTCAGCCGAATACCCTTCCCGCTCGATGGTGTCTTCAAGCAACCGGATTACCGAATCGCTGATACTGTTTTGCAGTTCACGAGCGCAGAGAATACGCACAGGCTGCCGACGCGCCGCTTCAACAAGCAGCCTCGCAATTGCCCATGACTTACCGCTACCTCGACCGCCTTTGGCGACTTTGTAGCGATGCGCCTCAATGAACGGTTCAAAGATAGGATTAATCGAGGTCATTTTCCGAATAGAGTACTCATCGGTGATGTTTCAATCTGGATTGCGCCGCCGTCTTTGCCGACAAGCTCGTTTGTTACCTTGTCGCCATACTTACGGGGATTCATTCGGGCCAGCGCCCATTTGCGGGTATCAACGCGAAGTCTTGCCTTTGCCACCTCAGCAGCATCTGGAATCGCATTGTCAGCAATTTCGAATATCTCTTCGAAAATAGAATCAGCTCGTGCCTCAGTTGCCTTCGCGTACTTGTCGCGAAAATCCTCATGCTTTGCCAACCAGCGGAAAACAGTGGACTTATCCGGCATACCAGGACGCTTACATACTTTCAGCAAACTTTCGCCAGAAGAAAGCAACGAGCAGATATCGTCAGCCACCTCCGGCATATAATCAGAGGGGCGACCAGCTTTTGGTTCAGTCGCCATATTCATCTCACTTAATTGTCATTTCAGGCTGAGGACTCTTTCGCGCCTTCAATCAGTGACTGCTTCAGCAATTCGAGTGTACCAATCGCCTCGCATAAACTGATTTCACCATCGTAATCATGGATGACGCTTTCCAGCCGCTCGTATAGCTCTTGAGTAATTGGGAATTTCTTCTCCTTACCCAAATTGATTACGCGGCTCACATCATGCTCCGGTGGTGAACAGGTCTAACGCTTCCTTCGATTTACGCACCGCTTCGAATGTGCGGATCGTGATATCTGAATTAGCGCCGCCTGACTGGAAGTGAATTTTGAACAGTTCAAGCTTCAGTTCGTCAGTACCAATGAACTGAAATGCTTCCTCTGCGGCTGCGTTCTGGTTCATGACCAGTTTGTAAATCTCTAGCTGGAATTTCTGTTCTTCAGTCATGGGAATAATCTCTGCCATTGTTGGCTCCGTTTATCCGTTAAAAGGGATATCAGTTAAGTTATCCCGTGTAGGGTATAAGCCATTGTCGAGACCACTCATTGAATGGCCTCTGCAATAACCGATGTCTTTCCATCAGTCCGCCACCAAAAAGAATCTTTTTTTGCCATAAGGCAGGAGGTTCATCTTTCAGTGGCTGCCAGTGTTATTTCCCCACTTACTGGCTTGGGTTGTTTCGCTGTACTGCCGCAACTGGTGGTGCACAGATTTAGTTAAATCTGTTCTCGCCTGAACTATCTTTTACATACCCGGATTGTGGGGATGTAAATCACGGTTTCATTATCAAGCCCACCCGTAGATGGGCTTTGGAATGGTCACTTTGGCAGTCCGGGGATCGATATTTGCGCCTGCTGCTCAAGCCTTTCGATTCTTGCTATGAGTTGCGGTTTTTTGATCCTGCCCCAGCGGTTCAGCAAGCGTCCTGACATACTGGCAACATCCTTTTCCTTCATGAACTCCAGCATTAACTCGTTGTGCTCTCTTTGGTATGAGTGAGCCATCTCCATCAGCCTGTCACGCATCCAATTAAATGCTTTGATAAACGCCTCTTTGATGGCGGCAGCTTTTTTGCCGGTAAACGACATGATGATGTACATCGCGCCGTCTTTGGAAATTTCATATTCAACATACTGATTACCCTTGTGTTCATAGGTAACCCGCGAAAAGTTGCTGGTTAGAAATTCATCCGAACAGTCTAGCTTTTCGATTTTCTGAATGATGTGGTGATGCTGCTTGTCGAAGTAAGCTGCTACCTTGCGGGAGGTTGTGATCACGCGATCACCAGAAACAACCACCATGTCCCGGAAATCGAGATTAGCCAATTGATGATTCATAGCGTTTTTACCTTTTAGAAAGTGAGCCTGTCTCACAGAAAAGCCGCCCGAGAGAGGTCGCCACCTATAACGGCATTTCTCAGGCTCGCTTACTGAAAGGCTCTCGTTAATATGCGCGTGAGATGCGCTGTGAAATTCAGATATAAAAAGCCCCGCGAATGCGAGGCTAAATCCTGGTATTTGTAATGAACTGGCTCTTATCTCAACGCAGCCCCTTACTGCGCGCCAGATGCTCAATATCAAGCATCAGCAATGAGATGTTTAATCTGGATTTACTCCAGAAGTGATCACCACCCTGTCTACAGAGCCAGATGTGAAGGATGATGAGTAAAATTATCGCTATCATCGAAGGCATTGCGTCCTGATGTATTCCTGAAGCGTTCTCAGTGCTGTTTGGTCGCTGATGATTCCGTCCCGGATACCGAGAACGTTTCGTCCAGCAACTGGAGAGAGTTCGACGGTGGCATCATTGCCCATGCCGGAGGCGCTGGAGGTTTCGGCTGAGGATGGCATAGGGCATTTTCCTTTGACGAACACCCGACCACCATTATCAAGCTTGCGCCGAAGAGCATCATTTTCAGCTTTCGCATCAGCTAACTCCTTCGTGTATTTAGCATCGAGTGCATCAGCAGAACGCTGGCGCTGCTGCATGTCAGTAATGGTGGCGGTCGCCTGCTTCAGCTCACTGACTTTTTTATCTCGCTGTTCTTTGTAGGCGATGGCGTTATCACGGTAATGATTAACAGCCCATGACAGACAGACGATGATGCAGATAACCAGAGCGGAGATAATCGCGGTTACTCTGCTCATACCTCAATCTCTCTGACCGTTCCGCCAGCCTCTTTGAATTTTGCAATCAGGCTGTCAGCCTTATGCTCGAACTGACCATAACCAGCGCCCGGCAGTGAAGCCCAGATATTGCTGCAACGGTCGATAGCCTGACGAATATCACCGCGATCAATCATCGGTAAAGCGCCACGCTCTTTAATCTGTTGCAGTGCCACAGCGTCCTGGCTTTTCGGAGAGAAGTCTTTCAGTCCAAGCTGCTTGCGGTAGGCATCCCACCAACGGGAAAGAAGCTGGTAACGTCCGGCTGCTGTTGATTTGAGTTTTGGGTTTAGCGTGACAAGTTTGCGAGGGTGATCGGAGTAATCAGTGAATAGCTCTCCGCCAACAATGACGTCATAACCATGATTTCTGGTTTTCTGACGTCCGTTATCAGTTCCCTCTGACCACGCCAGCATATCGAGGAACGCCTTACGTTGATTATTGATTTCCACCATCTTCTACTCCGGCTTTTTTAGCAGCGAAGCGTTTGATAAGCGAACCAATCGAGTCAGTACCGATGTAGCCGATGAACACGCTCGTTATATAAGCGAGATTGCTACTTAGTCCGGCGAAGTCGAGAAGGTCACGAATGAACCAGGCGATAATGGCGCACATCGTTGCGTCGATTACTGTTTTTGTAAACGCACCGCCATTATATCTGCCGCGAAGGTACGCCATTGCAAACGCAAGGATTGCCCCGATGCCTTGTTCCTTTGCCGCGAGAATGGCGGCTAACAGGTCATGTTTTTCTGGCATCTTCATGTCTTACCCCCAATAAGGGGATTTGCTCTATTTAATTAGGAATAAGGTCGATTACTGATAGAACAAATCCAGGCTACTGTGTTTAGCAATCAGATTTGTTCGTGACCGATATGCACGGGCAAAACGGCAGGAGGTTGTTAGCGCAACCTCTTGCCACCCGCTTTCACGAAGGTCATGTGTAGAAGGCCGCAGCGTAACTATCACTGATGAATTCAGGATAGCCAGTGGCTACGGCTCAGTTATGGTGCTGGTTAACGGACTTGAACCGCTACCCATTCGCTTACAAGGCGACTGCTCTACCATTGGAGCTAAACCAGCATATTTGGCGGGACAGCGTGGACTCGAACCACGATAAGAAGGTTAACAGCCTTCCGTAATGACCTTTATACGACTGACCCAAATAAAAAAAGCCACCGTTGAAACTTAAGAGTCACTAACGGCAGCTTATGCGAATAGTGTTGCTCATTTGCTCAATGATGTCAACACGTTCTATGCTACATGTTTAATTTTCTCTACACGTTTCCGGTTTTTAAACGCACTATCCAGAACCGGGTAAATCATAAACAACGAGGCATTGAGGATTTCGTCAACTTCCCGACGACAGGTTGCGAGCGATGGTTTTTGAATGCGCCCGCCGCCCCGGCATAACATCTTGCGAGGTCTTGCGACGCGATGATAGTAAGATGCAATGGCGTGCTTGGAAGATCCATGGGCGTAGTAGCTGAGGAGGATGCCAAAGGCTTTCTTGTCAATGTACATGACGGAATCGACGACCTGAGAAATCAACATTCCATCATCATCATTACACATTGGCCTTGTCATAACTCTTCCCGGCTCTACGCTCTCCATAAACTTCGCTATTACGCTGCTCATGCGCTTTTCCAGACGACCTGAATAAACCCATGCGCCCCACAGTTCAAGCCAGCCATTCAGCCACTCGTGCTGTTCTTTGGTGAGGTTTAGTTCTCTTATGCCCATGCGCCTTCTCCCTTGTGATCTGGAATGGTTTTTACTGAGAACGTCATGCGGCCTCACTTCTGCTGTTTCGCAGGTCTTTGAGTTTCTGCTGATACTCCGCCTTGATGGCCCTGCACTCTTCGACAGTCCAGCGATGGCGGTTATGGTTTAATTCGATTTCGTCTACTGCTTCCTGCCCGATGCGATTAATCAGTTCGACGCGATACGGAACGAGATTTCCGCTTTTGTGCTGGTTGCACACCACGCATTGCTTGTGAATATTGCGTTCATCAAATCGGAGTTGAGGTGCCGCAGCAGTTGTCCGGTAATGTCCGGCATCCCACTGAGCAGACGTGAGCGTTCCGCACGAGATACATGGTAAGTCGCGGTCTCTTTCTCTGATGAAGGCGTTTACGGCTTGTTGGGCTTGTTTAATCCAGTAACTGCGGGGCTTTAAGGCGAGTTTTCGAATCTTAAGTTTATCTTTCTGTTTCTGCTCCTCTCGTCGTCGTTTCTTCTCTGCTGCTTTTTCCGCTTTTTCGCGTTCTTTGCTTCGTCGCTCGAGTGCTATCTTTGTTCCACACTCTGGAGAGCACCACCACTGATTAGCGAATGCAGGGTGAAACCATTCCCGACATTCATCGTTTTTACATCGTCTTCGCGCTGGTTTAGCCATCATCTTCTTCCTCGTACATTGAGCTATTCGGATCGCTCATCAGTTCTGCGCAGCAATCGGAGCACACGTGAACTTCCAGCACATGCAGCTTCTGACCGCAGTTAGCGCACGTTAAAGCTCTCTCGACGCTTTCTTTCTGGTATTGAATGGATTGGGATGGGCTAAGCATTATTGGATTCTCTGCATCATGAGAAAGACAATCATGGCGGCGCGGAGGGGATTTTCATGTATAGCTCGCTTAGATTTACAGTAGGCCACACCGCGTGCACCCCACTCGTCTTCATCGAGATTGATAATGCTAATCCTGTATTTTTCAATAATCGGCCATGCGTCTGCTGGGTTTGCGCATGGGTTAAAGGAACCGCGCTCAACTTCTACTTCAACTGCGTCTCCGTTTACAATGTCTCCCTCAAATGAGACAAACACCATATCGCCATTCTCACCTTCTTTGTAATCCGGTGATCCGTTATGAATAGCTTCGAATACCGCCACGTTAATTTCAAAATCACTTAACTGTGAATAATCCATTGTCATTTCCTCGCACGATGTCTAAGCCACCGGATATCCCACAGGTGAGCCGTGTAGTTGAAGGTTTTTACGTCAGATTCTTTTGGGATTGGCTTGGATTTATTTCTGGAGCGTTTCGTTGGAAGGTATTTGCAGTTTTCGCAGATGATGTCGGTGATACTTCGTCGCTGTCGTCTCATTCGTACCTCCTGTCGGTAAATCTGACACCCTGACCAATAGCCCATGCTGTCGTGTACTCAATCAGGCTTGCCATGCGCTTCACGCTCATCTGTGCGCTGCTTTCGCGAATGTTGACGTATTCGCCTTCAAGGCCGGGCAAAACATCAGCTTCCTGCTTTGTTGCCACTGCATGACCGCTAATCAACAAAACCTTCCATTGTTCTGGTTTTAACCATTTATCGCACCATTGAACCTGACGAGCGATATCCGCCAGCATCGCGTGAAATTTTGCGTTCTGGTCAAGGTTGCGCTTGTAGTCAGTAATGCGGATGGTGACTGGCTTGTCTTTATCGAGTGGTGTTGCGAGGATGGCGTTGATTGCGGCTTGCTGTTGTTGCTTACTTCGGAGGAAGATTGTTTGCTTCATCGTTACTCCTTCACTTTGACTCCAGCGTCGCTTAGCTCTTTTTTCATGTCATCTCTGCGGTGGTAAGTCCCGCCAGAAGCGTCTATTCCATGAGATGGCCATTTAATTTCGATAGATGCGCGAGACTTAACCCATGACTGCCAGGCAATCATCTTGATGGCCTGAACGTGAAGTTCTTCGCTGTTGTTAATAGGCTCGAACTCTTCACCAAACCACTCCAAAAACTGTTTTCTTGATTCGTCCATATCACTCTCCATCGATGATTTTTTGGGTTACCAATAATATTTGATAGTCGCCATAATTATCGGTAGCAACGCGCAGACGACTGAAAACCGTAAAACAAAACCTACCCCCAATATGCGATATGCATTATTCCAGAGAACAAAACTCATCATCAGAAGGAATCCATGAAAAATAGCGACAAGAAATAAACCACAAATAAATGCATTTACCATCGGTACTTACCCCTTGCTCTTAATCCAATAAAAAAGGGCTACTGTGTAAATAGCCCCTGTTATTAGCTAAGTGATGTAGATGGTCATTTAATACTCCGTCACGTTTTCCTGTCGCCACGCCTCGTCATATTCCGATTTCGGCATATTGGCGATGTAGCTATATGGCGATCCTGATTCAAGTTGCAGGAACTGGTGCGATTGCTCGTCAAGGAACAACGGGACACCACCTTCCCAACCTTCGCCGTTACGTTGTTTTTCAAGCATCAAAACAGATGCAGGAGACGCCAGTAGCTGTTCGTCCTTCTCTGACATCTTTTCACCACTCTGAACTCTCTGTAACGCTCTCTCGCGAGCCTTGTTACGCCAGATGATGAAAAGGTTGTCTGTCAGGTCTGTTATCGCTCCAGAGCCTTTAACGTCCATTTTCCCGGTTGGTTTTTCTTCGCTGTCTCCTTTTCGCGAGTGAGTAACGAGAATGACGTGGGAGTTTGTTTTGTTTTTGAAGTCGCAAATCGAGTCAACAAACGCCTTCTGCCCGTTATAGTCATCGTCGCCTATGCCACATTTCATCAGGCTGTCGATGATGAATAACTGGATCCCGTATCGGCGGCGAGCGTAGTCGAATATTTCGATCAGCCTGTCGGCTTTCGCCGTTCCGGTCAGGCCAAACACCCAAAGTCTTTCGTCATAAAATTTAAATGCAGAGTCAATTTCCAGAACTGGCGGAATCTTGCAGCACGTCGCCTGACGGGTAAGGCGCTTAAGGAGAATACCAGGCTTCAGCTCAAGTGACGCGATGCACGTCTTCACACCCTGACGCATTGCCTCAAGTGCCATATGCCCGACAACCTCCGTTTTTCCGTGACCGTTCACACCATTGACCAGCGTCAACTCTGCCTCACGGAACTGGAATTTATCTGCCAGAGATTCCCACGGTGGATTAAACAGATACTGCTGCTTGCCGTAGAAAGCGTTGATAATGTCCTGGTAAAACTCTCGCGCACTGTAGAGTTCTTCAGGATCGAAGTTGGATGCCGTGCCGATGTACTGCCAGATTTCATCCTCGGTAACACCGTTCATCAGGCATTCGTTGATGTCTTTGTACGGCAGAGTAACAAGACGGCAACGATGTTCACCGAGTCGGCTTGCGATTTCCCTTGCGGCTTCACGACCAACATCATCAACGTCCATCGAGATGAATATTTCCTCAAACCTGTCGAGATTGTGATACTCAAACTCAATCCACTGCTGCTTAGCGCCTTTCCCGCCACCAAACGGCACGGATAACGCCGAGATGCCGTATTGCGCATAGCTCATACAATCAATTTCGCCTTCGCAAAGTACAACCGCCCTCACGCCAGCGTCCAGAGCGTGCCATCCGAACAGACAAGGTTCGCAATCACCTTCTGCCATAATGACTTTCTTCCCGTCCGGGCGCTCAGTGCTGATTCGCTTGACCTGCAACAACTCACCATCGCGTTTGTACGGAATCACCAGAGCATCCAGTTCCCGCTCTCCATTCCACACCTTGCCGCTGACAACCTCGTAGCGCTTTACGATTTCTGGCGATATGCCACGCGATTGCAGGTACTCAAGATGGGATTCTGTTCTGGTAACGTAGCGGGCGATTTTCTTGCGATCAGGTCTGGAGAATTTTTTCTCACGTTTGGCATCGAAATGGTGATCGTCATCCTTGATACCGAGAAATGCTTTCGCTTCCTGCATAGCCTGATGCAGGTTAATTCCACGACATGCCATCCACAAATCAAGCATGTCACCGCCGTCTCCCTCAGCGAAATCAGCCCATTTTTTCTTGCCGCTAAGGTTGACCTTAAGGCTGTTTCCCTTGTCACCGTTGACGTTACCGGCAACCCACTCATGCCCCTCTTTCTTGCCGTTTGGCAACAGGTGCGGAGCCACCCTGTCAACCTGCGCCCAAAGCAGATCGCTAAGTTCACTTGGCCTCATGATTCCCTCAGATTGAGATTTTTAAACCAGAAATCGACAAACGAAATACTTAACCAGCCGTGGTTATAACCAGCGACCAGTAGCGATTTGATTTTTGATTTCATGGTTCACCTGTCGAAAAACACGTAGCCAGTTTTCGATACGGTGATTGCGGATGATGGTTTGGATTGTGGTTGAATGGTTTCTGGCTTCTCGTCGTTCCAGCGTTGACCGTTCAGGTAGCTCGATGGTAACAACCTGTCGAATCCGAACTGCTTACCATTCCTGCATGCGATGTCTTCTGCCAGCATCGTGGCAAACTCGCTTGCCGTACCCCTGGTAGTTTTACGCCATTCCCTGAACTGTGTTCTGAATGCCGAAGCTGCGTTTTTCTTCCCGGCCTTCCGCATGCCTGCACACCAGAATATTTCCTCGAATGCCTTGTCGGTTTCTTCGTGACGGTCAGGTGATTTTTCACACTCCGTCCGAACACTTTCGGACATAGTGTTTTTATTATTTCTTTTTTCTTTTGTAATAGTTTCTTTTGTGTGTCCCTGTTTTGGTGACAGCGCTGTCACCGTTTTGGTGACACTTTTTGTCACCAATGCAGTGACATTATCACCAGAGTAGTGACACCCTTCGATTTGCCATTCCTCGATGTTCTTGTTAGGCCCGATTTGCTGGCCTTCGCGAAGGATAACCTTCATCGCGATAAGCTCATTCTTGGCCTTGTTTACCTTCTGTCTTGGCAGCCTGGTAATTTGAGCTAACTGACTATCAGAGATGCGATCCATCTTTTTACCGTAGCCGTATGTTTTACGGCATATGGCGTGGGCAACCTTGCTCTGATTTTTCGTTAAATCTGCGCCGATAAGCTCTTCATACAGGGCATTTGCAAGACGGGTATAACCATCTTCAACTTCTGCCACACGACGCTCCACAGGCCGTTGTGAAGGCCTTAAATGTGTTACGGTTGCAAGATTACTCATGACCTTTCTCCTTCTGCATCAGCTTCACTTTTTCCAACTCAGCCCGGAATCGACCAGGCTGCTTGAAGCTGGACAGGAAGCGATCACGTAGTATGTGTTTGTGAATTTTGTCCTGGTAAGGACTGAGTTGTTTTGTCATAATGACTCCTGTTGATAGATCCAGTAATGACCTCAGAATTCCATCTGGATTTGTTCAGAACGCTCGGTTGCCGCCGGGCGTTTTTTATTGGTGAGAATCGAAGCAACTTGTCGTGCCAATCGAGCCATATCGTCGTCAACGACGCCCCATTCAAGAACAGCAAGCAGCATTGAGAACTTTGGAATCCAGTCCCTCTTCCACCTGCTGATCTGCGACTTATCAACTCCCACAGCTTCCGCTGTCTTCTCAGTTCCAAGCATTGCGATTTTGTTAAGCAACGCACTCTCGATTCGTAGAGCCTCGTTGCGTTTGTTTGCACGAACCATATGTAAGTATTTCCTTAACAAATAAGAAGTTATGCGCATCAACTTATGCGCGTTGTATTCCCGCATTTCGGCGGGAATGAGGACCATGACTGTTAAAGAGCGGTGTTACTATTTGTTTTTCTTGTTGCTTGGGAAAGGACGAACTTCCTCTCCAATCACACTGCCATCAGGCTTTACCGTAACCATGATGTTACGGCCTGCCAGAATGGCCTTGCTGATAGCGCACTGGATTACACCAAAGTCACTGGCTGCTTTAGCCTGTCCATGGATTTTGGCGTAATCGGCAAGTGTCATTCGAATCATATGCACTCTCCGTTATTAACCATGAACAAAGAATACTACAGGTATTCAAAGCAATCAATACTCAGGGTATTTTTAGTTTAAGTACCTTAGCTATTAGAATTAAGCTATGGAAAATAAAAAATCACTGACGACAGAACAGCTCGAAGACGCTAAGCGGCTTAAGGCTTTGTATGAGTCAAAAAAGAAAGAATTGGGAATAACCCAATACTCAATCGCTGATGAACTGGGTATCACCCAAGGAGCGGTAGGGCATTATCTTAATGGCAGAAACGCGCTAAACGTTGAGGTTGCATCTGGTTTTGCACGATTGTTGCAAGTCTCAATTGCTGATTTTAGCCAGTCAATTGCTGCCAAGGTTGCAGAACAGGCAGAAAGCCTTAAGAGCGATGCCAACGTAAGGTATGCAGGGGAATACAGAGCAGGAAAGAGGTATCCGGTGTTAAGCAGTATCCAGGCTGGCTCGTGGTGTGAAGCATGCGAACCATACACCATTAAAGACATAGATGTTTGGCTTGAGTCTGACGCGCATATTCAAGGTAATGCGTTCTGGCTTAAAGTGGAAGGTGATTCAATGACGGCACCGGTTGGGTTAAGCATTCCAGAGGGAACATTCGTTCTTTTCGATACCGGAAGGGAGGCGATCAACGGCAGCTTGGTCATAGCAAAACATTCTGACTCTAACGAAGCAACATTCAAGAAGCTGATAATCGACGGCGGAAATAAATACCTCAAGGGACTTAATCCTGCATGGCCTCTCGTGCCAATCAATGGAAACTGCAAGATTATAGGCGTTGCAATTGAGACAAAACTAAGGCTGGTTTGATCACGCAAGGGGCGATTATGGTTGGAACCGCTATAGCAAGCTTTTTGGGGATGTTGGCAATCTCAACAATTTACGGCTTAGCGCATGCTTTTATTGCGAAATCTCTATCAGAAAAAATAAGCCAGGCTTGGGCGCATAGATCTGCTCGTTTCATGATTCTAGTGGTCATAGCAATACAAGGGATATCTGCATTTATCCTCTATGGTTCAAGCTTATACCTGTTGTATCAAGGCGCGACATTTACGCCTTACACCAGTGATTACGGAACGCTATACGATGGTAGTGAAGACATCTCTATGGCTTGGATCGTCTTTGGTTTATCTATGGCCGTGTCTGTTGTAGCAGACATCATTAAGGTAATTCTCGTCTTAACCTTCGCTGACTAACCCATAATCCCGGCAGCAATAGCTATCGGGATCAACTTCACATATCCCGCATAAAAAACACTGAACAAGCAGACACCGAAAAAATAAATATCCTTTGTATTCATTTGCTTATCATTATTTCACCAAAAATAAATACCTTGGGTATTTACACAATAAAATACCTACAGTATTCTTTAGCCATCAGCAGGACGCTGGAAGCCAAACGGAACAGATTGGCAGGCTCTTTAACATTGATGGGATTGTCCCGCCGAAATGCGGGAACCAAAGAGTAGTTGGCTTTGGGGTGACGTGAGCAGCTGCACGACGGCAACCGGAAGATAAGCACCCGGCGCGTCACCGCCAAAGTCAATTCCATAGGCGAAATGCAGCCGCCAAACACAGCCAATGCTGCACATGCAACAGGAGGATTTATGTGAATGCATAACTTCAAAACCGAGGTTAATTAAATCTCTCGATCCGAGCATCGACCTATTAGGTGGCGAGATGCTCTTTCTGCCCCTCAGTTCGAGGGGCCAGAAACCACTTTGCAATCACTATCAATTCCAAAGTTGTTTCATCGGAGGTCAACATGACAGTAGTCATTACATATCTGGCTGACGATAACGCCAGAAATCGCCGCAGAGCACGCAGACAGGCTCAACGTGAACAGGCAATGCAAGAGCAGCGACTGGCGCGAAAAATTGCGCTAAAGCTCTCTGGTTGCGTCAGAGCAGACAAAGCAACATCACTCGGAAGCCTTCGCTGCAAAAAGGCAGAAGAAGTCGAGCGTAAACAGAACCGTATTTACTACCGCAAGCCACGCAGTGAAATGGGGGTGACTTGTGTTGGTCGCCAGAAAATGAAATTAGGAAGCAAACCACTTATTTGAGGTGATATATGGAAGAAGAATTTGAAGAGTTCGAAGAGCATCCGCAGGATGTGATGGAACAATACCAGGACTATCCTTATGACTACGACTATTGATAAGAATCAATGGTGTGGACAATTCAAGCGATGCAATGGATGCAAGCTGCAATCGGAATGCATGGTTAAGCCTGAAGAAATGTTTCCTGTAATGGAGGATGGGAAATATGTCGATAAATGGGCAATACGAACGACGGCAATGATTGCCAGAGAACTTAGTAAACAGAATAACAAGGCTGCCTGATGGTGGCCTTTATTTTTGTCCGTAAATAATTTCATGCTTATTACAATCAAGGTGATATATGGAAGAACAAGCAAACAAGATTCTCGTAGAACTTCTGCAAAAAGCCAGTAATGGAATAGACGCGGCTGTTTCATTTAGCCAGGCACAGATTCCTGATGTTGTTCGTCAGTTGCTAACATGGAGTTTTGTCCATAGCGCACTTTTCCAAGTGGCTGGGTTGTTGCTTTTAATTGCAGCAATGAAACTTCCTAGTTTTGCAAGAACGGCAAGAAATAATGGCGAGAGATGGACGTCTTTAGATGGATGTCCAAACGATAGATATTTTATATCTTCGTTTTATTACGATATATGCACTGTATTTGCTCCTATATTTGGCTCAATTATTGGCGTTTTAATTATTGCCTTCAATTTCGAAATGGTTGAAGATTTGGCTTGCACCTAAGTTATTCCTAATTGAATAATGCAGCATCATTGGTTAAGTAATTTCAGGCCGCATAGTCGGCCTTTATTTTTGGCATAAACAACAGAATAAACACTGCACTGTGTATTCATTCCAACGAGTGAATACCGGAGCAATGTCGCTCGTAACTAAACAGGAGCCGACTTGTTCTGATTGTTGGAAATCTTCTTTGCCCTCCAGTGTGAGGGCCTTTTTATATGCATACCAATAACGCTTCACTTGAGGCGTTTTCGTTATGCAATCAAACAGAAGGAGCATCCTATGCAACAGTTCGCTATTGCAGGGGCGGCATCGGTTCGCCCTTTCAACCCGATTTTATCGGTACAGCATTCACGAAAAAATATTTAACCGGAGCAGACTTTAAACAACCAAGAATGAAAAGTTTGCTCGAAAAACTTTGGGATATTTTGAAACAACAAGGCCGTCCATGAGTTTTACAGATAACTGGTCAGACGAAGAATTCATTCGTCAGATGAAAGAATTAATCGGTAACGAAGGAGATATTCATGTCACTTGCAACCACAGTGAAGGAGAGCAAGTTACAGAGGCGCATGTACACGCAGCAGGCGTTAATGTATCGCCAGAAGGGAGATCGTGAAGGTGTTCGCGTATTTTTAAATGCGGCAAAGACTGAAGTATTAAATCAGCGTTATTTCCTTGGGCCATGTCCATTCTGAGAACAATCATATGAGCAAAGAATTTTACGCAAGACTGGCAGCTATTCAGGAGAATCTGAACGCGCCAAAGAATCAGTACAACTCATTCGGCAAATATAAATACAGAAGCTGCGAAGACATTCTTGAAGGCGTTAAGCCGTTACTGAATGGCCTGTTTTTATCAATCAGCGATGAAGTTGTGTTGATTGGTGATCGGTATTACGTGAAAGCCACGGCAACTATTACCGATGGCGAAAACAGTCATACGGCAACCGCTCTTGCACGAGAGGAAGAAAGCAAGAAAGGAATGGATTCTGCACAAGTTACGGGAGCTACAAGCTCTTATGCACGCAAGTATTGCCTCAATGGTTTATTCGGCATTGATGATGCGAAAGATGCAGATACAGACGAGCATAAACATCAGCAGAACGCAGCAGCAAAGCAATCAAAACCATCACCTACACCTGAACAGGTTCTAAAAGCATTCACTGACGCAGCAATGCAGAAAAACAACGTGGAAGAGCTTAAACAGGCGTTCGCCAAAGCGTGGAAGATGCTCGAAGGCACACCGGAGCAGCACAAAGCGCAGGACGTTTACAACATCAGACGAGACGAATTAGAAGGAGCGGCTGCTTAATGGCACATTCGATTACTGTAAGACTAAACAAGCCCGCAAGAGAGTTTCAGGCCGGGGAAAATATCGGATTCAACATCCGTGCTGGCGTTCAGTATTACGATCGCCAGACAAAAAAGAAAGAATGGACAAACTACAGCGCCGTTGTATTTGCCAAGCCGGGAGCGCAAGCGGATTACTACCGTAGCGTTCTTGTTGAAGGTGGCATTGTGGAAATTACCGGAGAAAACATCAGGGTTGATGTTTATCAGGGGCAAAATGGTCAATCAATCACTCTTGAATTACTGAATGCAAAGATTGGATTTGCAACTTCAGGAAACAGCCAACAGCAACAAAGTAGCAATCATCAAAATCATCCTGAATACGACGATTCAATTCCCTTCTAAATTAGCAACATAAGGATTCCATTATGCCAGCGCCTCTGTATGGTGCGGATGACCCGCGCCGCTGCTCCGGCAATTCCGTATCGGAGGTGCTGGATAAATTCAGAAAAAACTACGACCTGATAATGTCGCTACCGCAGGAAACGAAAGAGGAAAAGGAATTTCGCCACTGTATATGGCTTGCAGAGAAAGAAGAACGCGAGCGAATTTACCAGACATCAATCCGACCATTCCGCAAAGCCACATATACCCACTTCCCTGAAATTGACCCGCGCCTGCGTAATTACCGCTCACGCTATGGCGCTATCAGTAATGACTGAGGAATTAACAATGAAAACAATGAAGCTAAACATCGACCTCGGAAAATACGTTATTACCGGAACCAAACACGATCTGATTCTTAGCGAAAGAGGAATTATAAAAGAAGGCGAGAATGCAGGGAAAGAAACACTAAGTCGTATCGGTTATTACAGCAAGTTTGAGCATCTGGTCAAAGAGTTATGCAACCGTGAAATCCTGTTATCTCAGGCGCAGACGCTACAGGATATTCAGCAGCATATCGAGACTTTAGGTGTATCACTTAGCATGGCTGTTGACCAGTTCGTGGAGAGTAAATCATGAGAGGACTTGCATACAATCCCGGCATTCTTCCGGCAGAAATGATTATTCGCCAACGCGTAAAGCCAATGCCATCGAGAGAGGAATTGCTTAAGAGAAATAGTTTCGGTTCTGTTAACGACAACAGATATCTTGAAATGATTTTGAGGAGTAAGAAGGATTATGTCAAAAAATGACATTTCATATGAATACCTCATTAGCAACATTCACTACGATAAAGAAACTGGGGTTTTCAAGAAGATAATTAAATCCAATAATGGGGATATAATTGGTTTCAAACCAACTGGCTGTACGCACTCGATGGGATACATAAGGATATATATTAATAAAAAATGGTATTTAGCGCACAGACTAGCTTGGTTATATGTTACCGGGAAATGGCCAGTAAATGTAATTGATCACATCAACAGAAATAAAGCTGACAACAGGTTTATTAACCTACGAGATGTCTCCAGTAGGGAAAACAATAGCAACACAAGTAGAAATAAAGGAACTGAAATAGGCACAGAAAGGTGTGCTTATGGATGGAGAGCATACATAGGTGTTAATGGAAAACTACATCACCTTGGCTCATATGCAACATGTGATGGTGCAAAATATGCGTATGCTCTAGCAAAATATCAAGTAGAAATATATGGTTACCTGCGCCCCACACCAATCGATTGCAGAAAATTAAATTACGGAAACAGGGGGAATCGTAATGGAAATCCTAAATCAAACCGTCGCAAGCTCCATCAGTAAATCAAAACAAATATCTGAATGCGATGTGGCGGAGTGGAAAAAAATGAAACAAATGACACTAATTGAGATGGATGGATTTCTGAAAGGTAAATGCATCCCACGAGATTTAAAGGTTAACGAAACAAACGCTGAATATCTTGTCCGTAAATTTGCTGAAGCGGAGGCCAAGTGCGCGGCGCTGGCGGCGGAGAATGCGGCAATGCATGAAACTATTGAAGCCGTTCGGAGTGTTGCGGATAACTCCAGTGGAATTGCCGGATGGCATTTGAATGGCGATATCGCTACATGGGAAGAGATTCTTCCTGAAATTAACGATATCGAAACCACAGCCACCGACGCTTTCTTGGCTGAAGTACGGGCGCAGGGCGTGGAGATGGCTATGGAGCATATGCAGTCGAGCGGTTCGTTAACATTTGGAGATTGCTACATATCACTTAACGAGTTCGCCGACCAGCTTCGCAAAGGAGGCAACCAGTGAGTGTAACGGTTGAAAAGATTGATGTGTTGTCATTCGTTATAACCGGTGCAGAGCGACTAGATCCGGTTCGAGTGATGATTGAAAACTACGAACCTGGTAAGGGAAGAATCACCATCACCTGCTACGGAAAGGCGTGGACTGCGGCTTGGTTTGCTATGGGCGGTGATGATGTGCAGACGTTCATTAAGCGAGTTAGCAACGACTATCTAATCGACAATTTCGACCCTCAACTGCTAAGCACGGTCGACGATGACAACGATGCAAATCTGCTTTTCGTGAAGTCAGAAATCATAAAGTTACGAAGAGAGAAAGAAATCGACGCGGTACAGGCTCGCGAAATGTGGGACGAGGCGGAAAACGCCGATGACGTAAAAGAAAGCTGCTGTTGTTTCGGCGTCGGTAACAAACTGCTGAATCTCTTTGGTGATGATCCGTGGTATGCCGACTGGCCAACGGTACCAAACCCGAAATACCAGTATCTGGAACGCGTACTTAATGCAGTGAGAGACGGTCTTAAGCAAATAGAGAAGGTGGAACCATGACTGTATGTCTTATTGATAAACGTCGACGTGGGCAACAAATACCATCTGTTGAAATGCCGAATCACACATGGTTTTGCGTACTTGATATCGATGGCATGGATAAGTTTGTTGACACTCGTCATTACTGCGATACCGCAACAGCTACTCCGGCGAAAGCAAAGAAAATGGCTGCTCTGATAGAAAACTGGACTCCACCTGATGGTTGGTGCAATGGGAATGATCGAGATTGGCATGAAAAAATGAAGGGCTATATCTGCGATTTCTTACGTAAATGCAACGGCTTCAGGGTGATGTGATATGACCACTATGACCAGAGAAGAACAAAAGCAAGTTCTCATAGATACAGCTAATCACGTAATCAACCGTGATAATACTTCACCATATAGCGAAAATCTTAAGGAACTGGCACGAATTGCACTGGCATCACTGGAACGCGAACTGATTCGCCACGAGCATGCCAAATGGTCTGACTCCACATTTGGCTGCGTTGGCCCCATTGGTCCACTGAAACACCTCTCAAAAGAGGCTCTGGAAGCCGCAGCCGAACCAGACGATCTCAGCGAGTGGGCTGATATGCATTTCCTGTTGTGGGATGCACAGCGCCGTGCTGGCATCAGCGATGCTGAAATTACCGCTGCTATGGAAGATAAATTGAAGATCAACATGGAGCGCCAGTGGCCTGAACCAAAAGATGGTGAGCCTCGCTTGCACATTAAAGAACCCGGCAACTCTCCGGTAACTCCGGATAGTTGGATAAGCTGTAGTGAGCGAATGCCGGAAGAAACGGGTGACATTATAGTTGTTTCGGATGGCATTGTAATGTCCGGGATTTCTTATTCTCGTCGTGACGGGTTCTATATAGCCGCATTGGAGTACGACGACGATGAACCAATTGACGGTGTAACCCACTGGATGCATCTACCAGAACCGCCGCAGGAGGTGAATCAATGAGCTGGCCTGAAGCATTCGCAACGGTAGGAGTTGCAATAGCGGTGGCACTGGTTGTGTTTTCGATTTGCCGCTGGGGTGATAAGTAGAATAGCGCGGGGCATCGTGCGCCACGCTCATTTGATTATTTATTGGGGATAATATCCTGAAGTGTGACGTTCATTTCTTTGTCTGTATTTTTGAGGTGATATATAATGTCGCCATTTTTAATAATGTGCAACACAAGCCATTATCCATTTTTTTCACGTAAGTGAACAATACTGTTTTCTGATATGCCATACACTGTCATTTCTATGCCTTTTGTGTTGTGTGAACAATGAGTATAGCTGGAAATGAGACAAATGAATAGTGAGATAAAAAGCAACAGCTTATTTCTGTTGAGTTGCATAACGGCATCTGGCTTGAATTTCACCACCATCTTAGGTTATTATTACCGCCCCTATACTTAACTGTAATAATAACTATCTGATAAACCTGATAGTTATTATTTAATATTTAGTGTGATAGGAGACTGTATGGTTAAAGATAAAAAAGCTGAAGAACTTGAAAATAAAGGGCTTTGGCGCAGAGCTGCGGCTCGCTGGCAAGATGTGCTGATGGATTATCGTCAGGAGACTCAGACAGACCAGCGGATGTATATCCAGAGGCAAATTCAACGTTGCATTAAATCGGCTACATTAAAAAATGTAAGTTCAAGAGAAGTCGCGACCTCAAGAACATTACGCAATGCAGCAATACGCGTAGAGAAAGAAATGGGAATACATCGCAATCGCAAGGTTGCACATGATGAACTATATACCTATCGGGAAAGGTAAATTAAATAATGTGATAGCGTTAAGAAAATTTTTATAAATTGTTTATATGTGACGGGTTAATAGGGGTATTACAGACATTCTTGATAAGACAATAAATATTTAAAAATCATTAACATAGCCTATCAAAAATATGCATGTTTTATTTCTGCATCGTAATAGTGTACAGGTATATGAATTCGCCCATGCTGATGGAGCTTACCGTGGTGGCTACACCTTGCAGCCAAAAGTGAATAAGATATGAGGATTCGCCTCATTAATAACACCGGCAAGCAACCGGGGAATTATTTGAATTGCTCATTAGCAGAGTGTGGAGTTTCCGTATGGGATGAGTTCGATGTGATGCATAAAACTGTTTACGGCTATGTCGCAATACATAACGGAGAAGAGTTATTTATTCGTCGGTCAGAATGCGTGGGATTGATATAAACGAAGCATCCGCACTTCGGCGATAAACCGGTAAAGGTATTCGCGATAAAGGTGAATATCGGCAATGAATAACAATCCTCGCACTCGCGGGGATTTCTTTTATCTGAACTCGCTACGGCGAGTTTTGTTTTATGGAGATGATAAATGCACTTCCGAGTCACAGGTGAATGGAATGGAGAACCATTCAACAGAGTTATCGAAGCGGAGAACATCAACGACTGCTATGACCACTGGATGCTGTGGGCGCAGATAGCGCATGCAGACGTAACCAATATTCGAATTGAAGAACTGAAAGAACACCAAGCCGCCTAATGGCGGTTTTTTATTGCCTGATTTGCAGGTTCGATTCCCTATTTGGAGATAGCACTCATGCAACACGAACTACAGCCTGATTCACTGGTTGATTTGAAATTCATCATGGCTGATACTGGCTTTGGTAAAACCTTCATCTATGACCGGATTAAGTCCGGGGACCTGCCTAAAGCCAAAGTTATCCACGGGCGAGCAAGATGGTTATATCGTGACCATTGTGAATTCAAAAATAAGCTCTTAAGCCGCGCCAATGGGTAAAATAGCGGGTAAAATATTTTTCACATCTAAAAAACACCATTCCAATCAATCCCCTGCCGCTTCAAGTAGATGTCTGCAGGGGACACCATTTATCAGTTCGCTCCCATCCGTACCAGTCCGCAAAATCCCCTGAATATCAAGCCTTCCGTAGATTTACAGTTCGTCATGGTTCGCGTCAGATCGTTGACAGCCGCACTCCATGACGGGTAAAAAGTGGATAAAATAATTTTACCCACCGGATTTTTACCCATGCTCACCGTTAAGCAGATTGAAGCAGCAAAGCCGAAAGAAAAACCATACCGCCTTCTCGATGGTAATGGCCTGTACCTTTATGTCCCTGTGTCAGGGAAAAAGGTATGGCAGCTTCGCTACAAGATTGACGGTAAGGAGAAAATCCTGACCGTCGGAAAATATCCGCTTATGACTTTGCAGGAGGCAAGGGATAAAGCATGGACTGCGAGGAAAGACATCTCGGTTGGCATCGATCCGGTAAAGGCGAAAAAGGCTTCGTCTAACAACAATTCCTTTAGTGCGATTTACAAGGAATGGTACGAGCACAAGAAGCAAGTCTGGTCAGTAGGCTATGCAACTGAACTTGCCAAAATGTTTGATGACGACATTTTACCTATCATCGGCAGCCTTGAAATTCAGGATATTGAGCCGATGCAACTTCTGGAAGTAATCCGCAGATTTGAAGATCGCGGTGCAATGGAGCGAGCCAACAAAGCACGCAGAAGATGCGGCGAGGTTTTCCGTTACGCTATTGTCACCGGAAGGGCTAAATATAACCCGGCACCTGACCTTGCTGACGCCATGAAGGGATACCGCAAGAAGAACTTCCCGTTTCTTCCTGCAGACCAGATCCCTGCATTCAACAAAGCACTGGCAACATTTTCAGGAAGTATCGTATCGCTCATTGCGACCAAAGTTTTACGCTACACAGCCCTAAGAACGAAAGAGCTTCGTTCCATGCAATGGAAGAACGTCGATTTTGAAAACAGGATTATCACTATCGACGCCAGTGTGATGAAGGGACGCAAGATTCATGTTGTCCCGATGTCGGACCAGGTGGTTGAACTTCTCACTACGCTAAGCTCAATCACCAAACCAGTATCAGAGTTTGTTTTTGCCGGGCGCAACGATAAGAAGAAGCCAATCTGCGAGAACGCGGTACTGCTTGTGATCAAACAAATCGGCTATGAAGGTCTGGAAAGCGGTCACGGATTCAGGCATGAATTCAGCACGATTATGAACGAGCACGAATGGCCTGCTGATGCTATTGAAGTACAACTGGCACATGCCAACGGCGGATCTGTACGCGGAATTTACAACCATGCTCAGTATCTCGATAAGCGCAGAGAAATGATGCAGTGGTGGGCAGACTGGCTTGATGAAAAGGTGGAGTGAACCACCTTAACTATCGAATGACACAAATCCTTGCAATCCAGTGCAAAGCTTTGTGTACCAGAGTTTTTCTTCATCAACTACCGCAAGTATCGATCGATTGAGACTTGGATGATAGACTTCATGCCTTTCAGAACTCATTGATTAAATAAATGTTAAAGCTATTTGCAAAGTACACCTCGATTGGTGTGCTGAACACACTTATACACTGGGTGGTTTTTGGTGTATGTATCTATGCCGCGCATACCAATCAGGCTCTGGCAAACTTCGCAGGTTTCGTTGTGGCTGTGAGTTTTAGCTTCTTCGCGAATGCAAAATTCACATTCAAAGCATCGACTACAACGATGCGCTACATGTTATTTGTCGGGTTCATGGGAACACTGAGTGCAACTGTTGGATGGGCTGCTGATAGATGTTCACTTCCTCCAATTATCACTCTCGTCACCTTTTCCGCCATCAGCCTGGTGTGCGGTTTCGTCTATTCAAAGTTCATTGTCTTTAGGGATGCGAAATGAAGATATCTCTTGTAGTTCCTGTCTTCAATGAAGAAGAAGCGATACCAATTTTTTATAAAACGGTACGTGAATTCGAAGAGTTGAAGCCATATGAAGTGGAAATTGTTTTCATAAATGACGGAAGCAAAGACGCTACGGAGTCAATTATTAATGCTCTGGCTGTTTCTGATCCGCTAGTTGTTCCGCTGTCATTTACACGCAACTTTGGTAAAGAACCAGCATTGTTTGCAGGGTTAGACCATGCAACTGGCGATGCCGTGATTCCAATTGATGTTGACCTGCAAGACCCGATTGAGGTCATTCCTCATCTTATTGAAAAGTGGCAGGCAGGTGCTGATATGGTGCTGGCAAAGCGCTCTGACAGATCAACTGATGGTAGGTTAAAGCGTAAAACTGCTGAGTGGTTTTATAAACTTCACAACAAAATTAGTAATCCGCAGATTGAAGAGAACGTTGGTGACTTCCGTCTTATGTCACGAGAGATGGTAGAAAATATCAAACTACTGCCAGAGCGTAACCTGTTTATGAAAGGCGTTTTATCTTGGGTTGGCGGTAAGACGGATGTTGTTGAATACATCCGTGCTGAACGCGTTGCCGGAAGCACAAAGTTCAATGGCTGGAAGCTCTGGAACCTGGCGCTTGAGGGGATTACAAGTTTCTCGACCTTCCCCTTGCGCGTGTGGACTTACATCGGTCTACTTGTTGCGGGACTCTCGTTCCTTTACGGGGTGTGGATGATTTTCGACACATTGGTGTTCGGTAATGCTGTCCGTGGTTATCCATCGCTATTGGTTTCAATTCTTTTCCTGGGGGGAATTCAGTTGATAGGTATTGGTGTGCTTGGGGAATACATTGGCAGAATATATGTCGAAGTAAAATCAAGACCAAGATATATAATTAAGGGGTCTAAAGATGTTTAAATTAACGCGATATGAAATGCCAGCGATACTTATAGTCGCTTGCTTCTTCCTTCCATTCTTTTATATGCCTCCTTTTGTGGATGATGTAGCAAGATATTCATACGGATATATCGGGCTAGCTTCTCAAGGTCGATTTCTTACCGAGTTGTATTACATCCTTTTGAATTCATCAGGAAAGTTGATCTCGCCAGATGTTTATCAACTGAACCTTGTTGTTTCATTTGTTATCATGATAGTAGCCTGCAATTACTTTGCTGAATCTGTGTTTGGCAAGCAATGGATTGCAAAAACAATCACGATATGTGTTTTAATTTGTTCTCCATTTTATATTGAAAACATGTCATACCACATTGATGTTATTGGAATGTCGGCATCGTTTTCTTTGGCTATGCTGGCGGCCGTTAGGTATGAACATAAATTCAATTTTATTTTCAGACTGCTGCTTCTCACTGCAGCAAGCTTTTTCTATCAAACTTCGTTTGCTGTATTTGTCTGCCTTGTCATTCTTCAGTCTTTAAACAACTTGCTTAATAGTAAAACGCAAAAGGAAAATATGAGATACGTGTTAAGCAGCGTTGTGATATTCGTTGTCACCTTTGCCATTGTTCAGACTACAACTACATTGCTTTCTACAGATGTATACGTTGACAACCACACGACAATAGTTCACTTAAATCGTGATGGAATTAGCGAGTTCTTATCTAATATTAACTATATATTTTCATTGTTAACTTCGTTATCGACGACTCAACTAGCAGTTGTTTCAGTGCTCGTTGTTATTTCTTACGCAGTGTGTCTGTGGCAAGCAGTTAAATCTTTCACAAGTGGAAGATACCTTGATTCATTGTTATTTGCCGTCTCATTGCCAATTTCATTCTTATTGTTGTTTATTCCCTACGCAATGTTTAGCAATGCTATAATATCATCCAGAGTGCTGATGTCTTTCCCTGCATTTCTAATGGTCGCACTTACACCTTTGCTAAAGATAAAAGATTCTAAGGTAAGATATGCTGTATATTTGATAACTGCATTTTATTTATTCATTTCGGTAGCAATGGCATCTATTTATGTGAATGCTTTCAAATACGAGTCTGAATATAAAATCAGGAAGTTAGAATCAGTTATTGCATCTATTGACAGCATGGATAAACGTTCTGGGTTAGTTAAGATTGATATAAGAAATGAGCCTAACCTTCCTCATTATCTTAAGCAGATCTATCTTGATTATCCAATCCTAAAAAATATTGTGAAATTTAACCTGACTTCTAAATGGTTTATGAATGCTTATTTCTGGTACTCAGGAATGAATGCAGAAATTGCTAAATCAGATGGTAAGAATGTAGAATTGATTGAAGATGGCAGGAATTACAAACTGCAAAAAGATTCTGGGATTTATATCGTTACATTCAAGTAGTCATAAACTCAAGGGGGTTCAGCCCCCTTGAGTTTATTGGTATACCCCGTTGTTTGTATAGTTGGTCTGGACTCTTGTACGGAATGTTGAATCAGCCAACTGGAAAGCGTTTGACTGGACCAGAATTGCGCATCCGGAATATTTACCAGTAGCACTATTACCGGACTCATTCGCGCCAAAAAGCAGGCCTATAGTTGCATTAGATGTCTCCGCAACTCCAGTGATTGCAGATAACCATCCAAATACACAACTTGTAAAGTCAAATATACCTGTTCGTTGCCCACCGCTACTGCCCCAACCTAATCCATAGATTCGACAGTTGTTAAAAAAGATCCTGTTGTATGAAGCGGAAGTGCGAGCAACCGCGCCGTCGATATACCCCATGGCCATGTCTTGATTGGTTATACGCACCAGCATGTCATCCCATGCTGAAATGTAAGGGACGCAATTGTAGCTGTTATCGACGTTCACATCCTGTGGAACGCGGTAAGTGGTAAACTTAAACGCTTGCACGTTATACCTTGGGTTTGATAACTGCGTAGTATTCCCAAGCCGAGCGAGATCCACATCCTTCACTGTAAGCTTGTATTTCCCTCTACCTACGATAGTTGAAAACTGAGCGGCCGTTAATCTTGAGTAGTTCCTTTGATTGTAGACAACGCTGACGGATAAATTGGAATCATAAGAACGTGTCCCTACAACCTTTACATTTTCAATATAGTGGTTGTTTGGCAGAATCATATATTGCTCATAATTATTTCCGCCTGACACGCCGAGATCCAATATTCTAAATTCCACAAGTCCAGAGGCATTAGTCAGATCAAGAGACACGTCCTTTATCACTACATCCGGGCTTGTGGCGATAAAATTACCATTATATTTTGGTTCAAGACTGCTTACCAAGAAATACTCTTCACACGTAGACGGTAACATGACTCGTAAACCTTCAACTCGAATCTCACCATCCCATGATGACATGTAATCTCGCTTCACAGAGAAGAATTCAAGAGTATTTTTCCCGTACATGCCAAGATGTTTACAGTTAGTGGCCACCCATTCTCCCCAACCTTGCGCCGCGCAATGATAACGAACTGTCGACTCATTGAGGTAAATATCAGACATGCTGTAGTGACCGCCAACACCAGGGAGGTCACATCGATTAATATGTATATTCCGTGATTTATTACCATCAAAGCCGCCCCATCCATTGATGCTGCAGCAATTATCCATTGTTACATCAGAACATTTTTCAGTGAGGATAAAATAAGCTGCCTCATTTCTTCCCGCGGGGATGGAGGGTGCAGTACCATCAAGATATCCAACAGGACTCATGTATAGGTTGTTAACATAAACTCTTGAGCATCGTTGGAAGTTTACTACCTGCCTTGTGCTACCATTATTTATTACATCAACTGTATTTCCATGTATTATGGTGTTATTCCTTGAGCAAAGAACAGCATTATTGATTCTTGCCCCATCCAGAACAACCTTTGGCATTTTAAAATACAGGCTATTTGTAAAAGGTTTATATTTAACAACAGGTCGATCGTTATAAATATAATAGTTCAGATAACGCAAGTTACCGTCAGCGTCAATCTCGTGAACTTCTGTTTTTAGTTGGTCTGACAGACTACCACCATTATTTCTCACCATCACAACATCTGTAGAATCAAGAATAATAGTTCCCTGTAATCCGGTAACAGGGAAGCTCGTCTGCCCTTTCAGGTAACTTACTGCGGAAAACATTTCAGTGACATCATTTTCATCCTGAGCGATTTCAAATAGTGTCTTGTCCAAAGACCAGACATCTCCACCCTGATATGTAGAGCACGTCACTGTTGCATCACTCATATCTGAGCTAACTGTTATTTCAATCGGGTCTGTGGAACTTGCCGTGAGAACATAATTCCCTGTAGCAACAACCGATTTTTTCAATATCTTTGCGTCTGCATACATTTTTTTAAACGCTAATGTATGATCCACCTCATTCCCATCAAAATAGAGCTCTGGATACAGAAAAGGAAGACTCTTTAACTTATTTAACTCTTCCTGAACAGTAGTGCCAGTTGCCGTCCCTATTATTGATGCGCCCCCATTACTTTCAATTTGCTGACGCAATTGATCGGGGTCATACTTCAGCACATTCGGAAAATAGAACTGCTGCACACCGTACGCATCATAAACAGACATAGAATGACCTTGCACAGTAACGAATTTGGCAATCTGTCCGTTATGCACCGGATATCCAGCAGCATTGATAACGATTGGCTGTGCAACAGGAACGTGAGAACCGTCTTCGTTCTCCACATAAACCTGAATCTGGTTTTCAGTATTTACCGGGTCAGTGTCAATTTTACCGATATAAATTTTTCCATTGGCTACGGCTTTAAAAGAACGCGCCATAGTGAAGAGTTGCGAAGGCATCCCAATTACAACATTGGCTGTAATGTCTGTCATTTAATTTGCTCCGGATACAAGGAAACGCCGCAGCGTGGCTACGGTGAATTTTGGGCATAAAAAAACCAGCCGAAGCTGGGTCGTTGCGTTGGTTATCTGTCAGTAGTTATGTGCTTAGTTAATTATTTATCTATTGTTCTGCTGTAATTTGGCTTGAAAGTATAGGACGTATCGCATTTGCAGCATTATTTAGCGCTCTTTCATAAGCTGGCGTTCCAGCTTTGGTGTTTGCCAGACGTAAGAGCGCATTCCTTGCTGCTTTGAATTCATACAAGCGCATCATTGCACCGAAACCAGCCTCAAGCCCCATTGATACGCCAAGAGTCGCAGTTGCGCCAATCGTCCTTATCCTGTTGGCTTGCGATTGCCCCGTCTGAGTTACTACATTTGCGGTGTCTGACCTTGCTGTTTGCTGTAGAACTTCATGAAGAGCATCAAGCTCTTTCATGTGCTTTCCAGAAAAAATAGTGTTGTAAATTTCACCGCCTGACTGAGATTTCAGCTTATTAACTTCCGTGATGAACTTGGCTGGAGAGTCACCGGCCTTTTCCGCTATTTTGCTGACGTAAGCTGCACGCATAGCATCTTTCCCCTTATCATCCAGTGCGCTCCAGATTCGTTTCACGTCAGATGGTTTTCTGCTTAATACAACGGTATTTATAAGTTCAGGGCTGGCTTCACTACTTGCCTTATTGAGCTTGTTAGCAATGTTTTTATTAAGCACCTTATTATAAACGTTTGCATAATCGGAATTTGCTTTAAGGTATTTTGCTGCGTCTGAAGCACCGAGGTTTTTAGCAACTGCGTTACGAAGGTCTTTTGACATTGCATTCTCTACCATATTGGTAGCTGCTTTTGCCTGGTTGGGGAAGACCATAGCATCTCCCTGAACATTAAATCTAAATGCCGTTCTGTGCTGACGCAAGAGATCAAACGTAACATCCAAATCAGTTGCAGGGTTTGCTAATTCTTCACGTAGGTTACGCAAGGATGTAAGCAGGCTTTGATTGGCAGACGTCCCAAGCCGTTCCTGTCTTGCGATCGCTGTATTCAGAGCATTCATAGTGTTTGTGGTATCAACTGCGGCATTACCCATTTTATTGGTGACGTCATTGATAACAGCGCCAGCGGCATCCTTCCGTCCCCTTAACGTGGTGGTCAGAGATTTCACCACATCATCAGGGTTGTACTCACCAAAACGGTCAAAATAATTACTTACCAACTTACTACGCGTTGCATATTGCTCTGCCCTTTTACTGCCAGTTCCAAGAATGGCCCCCTCAGCATCCTGAGTAAGACCACGAGTGAATGCATTTTTCGGTGGGATGACATCAGATGTCATAGGTGTCACGCCCATCGATTCTGATGTGGCAATTTTTTTCGCCACTTCTGGCGCAATATCGCCTTTTATAGCCGTTATTCCACGCCCTATTCCCTTTGCTGCTGCGGAAAGAACACCCTGAACGGCAAGGTTAACTCCGGCATTTTTAGCTGCATTTTGTGCGAAATCGCCTTTCTGATTTGCGGCCTCTGCCAGTGATCCAATAGCCATGCTTCCTGCCGTTCCAACTCCTGGAACTAAATACCCGCCAATTGTTTCTCCAGCTTGCGCATAAGGGTCTGTCGGTCTGTCTACTGGACGATAAACATCATCCAAAACCTTGGGGCCACCAAGCCCCTGACTGATTGCATTAATCAGGCTTGCGCCGCCCTGTAATACGTCGAATGGTATGTTTACCAGACCACGACCAGCCTGTTCTGCAATTTGCCCTGCACTTTGACCACCAGTGAGCCAATCGCCAGCTTGTTGCATCAATGATGGTTCTTCCCGTGTTGGTGCATTATTGGCCTGATTAACTGTTTGTTGCTGAACAGCCTGACCAGCAAAATACTCATCAATGGCGGTGCCAATATCTTCGGTGCTCGTACCATCAGGAAAGGTAAATGTCTTACCGTTTGCAGTTACTTTCATCATTCCACCGTAAATTGAATGCCTGATTTTGAGGTATATGATCCAACCTGATTCCGTGGTTCTCCTGAAGGTGTCGAATCTTGTGCTGGCGCTGCGTCAGTATTCATTGACATATACCGCTTAACGGCACTCCCCAATGATTCACCTTTTTTAACATCCAACCCCAATATCTGACCGCCATTACGCGATTGTCCAGGGTGGCCATTCGCGCTCATCCACTCGGCTTTAAACTCATTAAACTGCGCGTTTCGTCGCTCAAGGTTTGCCATAGCATCAAGCCATCTTGCGACCGTCTCAGGGTTATCCATGTCAGTTGGTGCACCCTGACGAACGATCTCAACGTCTTTATCCGTTGCGGGGCCGGGAGGTAGGAATTTAAGAACCTGACTGTTAACAAGGGCATTTTGGCGAATGCGCAAATCACGCAATGTCGTATCGCTTCCGGTAAGTTTTGCGAACATGTTCTGTGCGTTACCGAACAAACCTGTCGTTGGTTTTTCTGCTCTGAACTGTTGAGCAAGCGCACTCATAGAATTGGCTGAGTTTGATGATGCTGTGGCATTGTTTACAGCCGTCTCGATGCCTTTTTCCATGTTTACTGACAGCTTAGGTGCTTCGCTAATCAACTGCTGAGCCTTTTCCTGCGCTTGCTGCATCTTAAACCCGAACTCTTGCTGATCCAGAGCCAAACGTTGTGCTGCGATATTGTGCCCAGTCATTGCTGACTGATAGGAAAGGTTTTGGCCTCTCGCCTGAAGTGCTTCTCCAGCCTGATTGCTGCGGATTGTCTCTGCCAGTCTGCCTCGGTCAATCTCACGACCAGCCATCTTGTCCTGAACATTGAAGTAATCAATCGGACCAAGAGCAGCCATCCCAAGGTGATCAACAAACTCACCAAATCCTGAAGGATTCTGCTGATACATCTGAGCAACGTTATTAGGGTCAACACCGACGCGCGCCAGCTCATTGGCGTTGTTTTGCAGCCATGATTGCATTGCTTCTGGAGACGAGGCCGCAAGGCGTGCGCCAGCCGCTAAGGTGCCGATAGAATTGCGCTGGTCTTCATCAATGAATCCCATGCCTTTACGAACGGATTCAATCTGGTCTGGATATTGAGTAGCCAACTGACGCAAAGCACCGCGATCACCAGACGCATAAGCATTAGCGTATGCCTGCTGAAATTCTTTCTGCCGCTGAGCCTGCTTTTCCTGCTGAAACACCCCCGCAATACCTGAAAGGCCTTGCAAAGCAGTCAGCCCAACATTGTTAGCGCCTGAACGCTCAATATCATTGTTCTGCCTGATAAGCTGAAGCGTATTGCCGATGTCATTTACGCTCGGAGCGTTTGAGTTGACGCCGCCGATACCAGCCAACAATCCGCCGTTTGTTCCTTGCCAAGTAGCCATGATTACCCCTTAAAACAACGAGCCAAGCAATCCGATACCAGCACCAATGCCAGCGCCCCAAGGCGTTGATGTTCCCAAAAGGCTGGCAAGACCTGCACCGGCAATCGCACCAGACGTGCCACCGCTAATTGCAGTCTGAAGACTTGATGGTTTATTGGCATTAGCAGCGGCAAGTGCTGCGCTTTGCTGTGCAATGCTGCTCATGTTGTTGGCGTATGTCTGCCCGGCGTTTGCCTGACCTTGCAGCGCACCAAGCCCAACGTTTGCCAGATTGTTGTAATTGCTCATCTGGTTTGATAACCAAGACTGACCGAGAGTCGGCGCGATCGTAGTCAGTTGATTGCTTGTGGCTGTCGAACCAAGCCCACCCGTCGCCTCCGCAGCAGCAAGACTCTGGTAACGCGCCTGACCTGCAAGGTCTTTATACTGCTGAGAGTTGTAATACTGATTAAGTGCCTGCCCCTGACCTTCTAAACTGGAAAGATTCTGCAACTGGTTAACATACTGCTCCGCAAGAGGCGTGAACGGAGCAAGGTTTTTCATGATCGTCTGCCACTGCTGATTTTGCAGGTCTGCTGCATACTTCTGAGCTTCTGCGGCATACTTTGCGCTTTTATCAGAACTGCCACCTTTCCCACCCTTTTCAGGGCAATAAGGTTCCTCGCCGCGCAGTTTTCTGCCCAGCTTAAATGCATATAACATGGCTATCTCCCGTGATTCAGGAAGTCGATTAGTTCTTCGCGTGTGGCGCTGTAAAAAGTCACGTCATCCACGCCTTTGAAGTATTTCTTGATGGTTCCGACACGCTTAAGGCCAATCATTGCGCAGTACATCTGACCGTGGCGGAATTTGCGTGCAGCAAATGATGTGACGCACTGAACGGTGGTGTTGGTCAAAATGTATCGCCAGAACGCCATCCCTATTTCCTTGCTGAATCCGCGAATCTCTGGCAGGTACATGGCGTGGCAATCAAAGGTCAGCGGCTGAATCTCCTGATAATAAACAATTCCGCCGAACTGCCCGTGCACGCTCACCTCAAAGTAACGGCATTCAGGTTTGTAGTCGTATCCATCACCGTTGTTGCTCCCGGCGATAATGTCAGGGTGATTTCCTATGGCTTCTATCAGGTCGATGTTTCGCGTTGGTTTGAACTGAATCATCACTGCTCCGCGATTATCTTGATGGTTGTGGCAGTAAACGCCGCACCATTTGACTGAATGGTTAACGTACTGCCATTTGAGGCAAGAAAGCCATCTTTATCCACGCTGAAGAACGTAGCTAACAGGATGTTATCGGTTGTTGTCGCCGAGTTACGACTGCTTACCAGTGTGTCAGGAACAGAACCGGAAAAGGTTAGCTGCATTGACCTGTTTGCGGTTCCGCTGGGCCACGTCCCGACGATCGACAGTTTGAAGAACAGGGTTTTGTTCTCGTTGAACACAACCATCTTGTTGTTAACGGTGTCGAAGAATGGTGCCAATGTGCCGGATGACGGCGTGAGCGTTTTCAGCAGGCTAACAAGGTTGGTCGGCGCTGTCGGGATGGTTACAGATACGCCAGAGTAAACAACCTCTGACTTCTTGCGAGTAGTGGCATACTCCAGAGCATCGATGCGCGTTTCATGGTCTGAAACCTGAGATTCCAGCGACTGAACTCTGGTATCAAGCGACGAAATATCGCTTTCATTCTGAGCTATTCGTGTTTCATGGTCCTGAAGAGTTGATTCTGCCTGGCTGATTCGCTCCTCATGATTAACAAGCGTTGCTTCCGCAGCAGAAATTCGCTGCTCATGGTCAGCGAGAATCACATCCTGCTCATCGTTCCTGACTTGTGCATCATAAGCGCCCTGTCCGGCCTCGTTGGCTTTGTTAGCCACGTTACCAACATCAGTACCCTGTGCAATAACGTACAGCAGATATGACTGCGAGAAGATATTGCGTGGAAGGACTGATGTGTCGAGCCGTGTAGCCTGAATGATTACCGGCACATTGAGATTCGAATCCGCCATTACTCAATCCTTATCTGAGCACCAGACAGAGTGACAGGTGACTTCGTGATAACGCGCAATTTGAAGCCAATGTTTTTCCTGATGCGCCCTACTCGCTTCCACAAAACGCGTTTGTCGTAAACGAACGGTTCATTCTGCTCAATCATCTGTTCACGCCCGTAATTTATGCCGTCAGTGGTTGCAGATAGGAACAGGCGGTCGGCGTACTGAGCTACGCCAGTGGATGATTCCACCTCCAGATCGAAGCATCTGGCGTTATCCGCTTTGAACAGTGGAGTAAACAGCAGGTGTTCCTGTTGCTTGTCGTACTGGCTGCTGATGTCGAATTGCAATTTCCCGGTCACGGACTCCAGCTTATCGCCGCACGTTATCTGATTGCCTTCGTAAATGAAGTCGATAGCGCGGTACACATCGTCATACAGGCCTGTTTTCAACACACACCATTGCGGACCATTGGCGCTTGAAGATGCGTCGTACACGAGGACGTGACGCGTAAGATGGATAATCAGCAGCTCATGCGCATCAAATCGCAGAGACTCCATCACGCCATCAGCCAGTTCATCAGCAGTGTAGGAGCGTAGTATTTTCTCAATGCTCGCGCTGGCGATTGGTGACACCTGACCGGATCCGATGATGTATACAGACGGCGCACCTGTTGCCGGATTGCTGATGAACGCATACGAATCAGCAAACGGCGTTTTGCAGTAAGTCCCGGCAATGCCTTTCTGCACCATCAGCGATGGCTGTGCAACATACAAAGCGGCACCAACGGTGGTTGCCCCAGTCAGGGAAAAATATTCAATCGTCGATGAGCCAAAGCAGACGATGAAGTCTCGCCATGTTCCGATGCCGATGATACCGTCCGGCTGCGATTCTGCGCGATATTGTGCGCTGTATCGGTCAGGGTGCGATTCGTCTTCAAGGTCAGTGATAAACCATGAATCAGTACCGTCTTTTGACCACGCATAACGCCCACGTAAGCGCGTAATGTCGCGGACTGAGCCTAACTCATACTGCGTGAATCCGCTGTCTGTAGGCCAGTTTGAGACGGTTTTAACCGTGCCATCATAGCGATACTCGACCAGTTGACCATTAACGCCTACCGCCTGTGATGTTCGACCATGCGCCATTGATACGCGACCACTTCCGGCAACATCACCAACCTCGCTTTCGCCCTTATACAGCTTGCCACCACACACGCGATAAACAGCATTCTGCGCCATGTTGTACTCGACGCCTCGCGATACGCCGTTCACATCAGAACGTTTGGCAATGCCCGGGAATGAGCGAAGATATCCGCTGCTGTTGAGGATTTCTTTGGGTGTAGCCAACATATTCACTGGCAGATAGTCGATATAGTCGGCGTTTCGAAAGTCTTTGCCGACACCTTTCATAAGCGGAAGTTGCTGAATCGGCATTTATTCACCTATGCGTTTGGGATATCGCCATCAATCAGAGGGAGATCGCCTGGATAATATCGGTCAGATGTGAACACGTCATATTTATTACCCTGTCCTACAGGAAAATCTCCACGTCGTCGCATTGAAGGAACAACCAGAGTGTCGGTCATCAAGGCATCATATGAGCGTTGGGCGTTACTGAGAACTTGCGGAGTTGGTTCAAGGCTGTAATCAGATAGCATTCTCAGCAATAACTGATAGCCTACTGCGTGTTTGTATTTTCTTGGAAGACCTGACTCATCATCTGGTAATGGCTGCTCATCTCCAGTTGCGAAAGCGTAACCAATGTCGCCGGGGTTAATCATCCACTCGGACATCATATCTTCCAGATCATTTACACCATCTTCAATTGATTGCGGCTCAACATCAGTCAGCGATGCATTAGAAGCAATAGCAAACTTACGAAGCGCAAAAAGGACGATCTCACCCTTTGTCAGTACTGTTGCCATTGTCTGCCGCCTTACGACCTCGCTTACTGGTCGGTTTCAATTCATCAACTGAGGCAACAAAGCCCAACTTTTCGAAAAACTGGAAGTCTTTTTCTGCGATAACGGCCTGTACATGCCCGGATTCGTTATCTGCGGCAAGGAATACACTCATGCGATCCATATTGTTTCCTTAAAACATAAAAGGGGCGGAAGCCCCTTGTTATTACGGATTACCGAAGAACTGACCGCCCATGTGAGGGTTAAAGCACACATATGCAGGCAGTAAGTCGAAGCGCATTTTTTGCACGTTGGCATCGCCATCTGCGTATTTATGTACGCGGATGGAGAAACCTTCATATGTTGCAACAGCAGAATCAATACTGTGCAGTTTCGGCAGTGGGATAGAGCCAAGTCCACAGAAAAACTTGTTATAGAACAGGTTTGGCTTCATTGTCTGGCTAGCAGTGCCTACTACAGATACGGCATCGCCTGCCGCTACCTGACGACTTACAGAGTTGTACTGCGGGTTTGTAGTGTCATAAATCGGAACACCAGAAAGCGTAACCGTCACATCGCCACTGCCGTCTGAATCAGCATCAGCAGTAACCGTTGCAGTGAAGCTAATTGGTGTGGCTCCGTTATACAACGCCTGTTTGGTCTGCTGTTGCAGCCAGTAGGTATTGGTGAATTTAACCTGATCACCAGCTTTCAGGAAACCTGTAACGCTGGTTGTCGCTCCGGTCAATGTTACAGTGAACTGGTATGAGTCTTTAACTGCGTTATAGGTAACAGTTGGCTGTGTTTTGACTGTCAGTGTTCCGCCAAATGCCCCTGAGTACGAGAGGCAAGCCCATTAGACATCAGTGCGCGAATGCCGCCAAAATTGGTTGGGATCTGTGCATTCTCCCATGCAGTACGAACCAATTGATCTGAAGCGTGCAAACCAGTCTGCGCATCAGCAAGTCGCTGTGCAGACCATGGATCCATTACAGCATAGTTTTCACCTTCATTAACGCCGAGGTCTTTCAGGAAAGATGCCGTCTGCGCAACATCAGACCATTTGGTGATTGGAGTATTGGAGCTACCAAGTGACAACGCACCGTTATTCATCATGAAGTGAGCAAGCTCTGTTTCAAGGTCGGTAACGATTCGCTGGCGAACCGGCGCGAGAATTTCTTCCAGTTGGTTAAGCTTGATCGCTTCCTCCAGTTGCTGATATTCAACAGCAACAGTGATGTAGTTACCTACACGCCCCGTAGCTTTACCTGAGATCAGGTTGTTTTTATTTTGCCCTGAAATATCACCAGTGGGAGTACGGAGGGATGAGAATTGATGCGGACGTTTAAAGCTAACGCTATCGCCAGTGCTGGAGTTGATTTCACCTGCCAGCAACTGACGGTCTACGGTTTTCGCCAGAACTAAATCTGACATAAAACCCGGAAGGAATTTTTTCAGAACGATTTGACTGACGTTACTGTCGAGATTGTTAGGCATTTATCTTTTCCTTATTCGATTTTTGCGCCGGGGCATAATTTGTTGAATTCGTCTTGTTTCGCATCAGCACCGCCACCACGTACTTCCGGCTCTGGCTTGATGGCTTTCTTTGGTTTTGGAGCAAGGCTTACCTGTTTGCTAATCTGCCCCAAGAGGAATGCTGCGCGAATTGGATCTGTCTCAGCGGCTACACGCTGGCGTAATTGCTGGCTCTTACCTAAGCCATAGGCGAGTAGTTCAGAGCCTTCGTCTGCACAGTGAATGATGATTTCCTGCTGAATTGGTGGTAGCTCACTAAGAACAATGGCCTCCATTTCCTGATAATCTTTCACAGGAAGTTTGGCTGCCCGTTGTTTATGCGCTTCTACCCTTTGCTGGAAACGCTGTTGGTATTCCTGTTGCTGACGTAGTTTTTGTTGCTGCTGCTGTTCGACACGGCCTTTTTTCTCATGCCAATCAGTCAATGCCTGTTCAAACGCCTGTTCGTCATAATCACACGACTCAAGAGTCGGTTTTGGTGGAATAGCGTCTGGTTGTGGTTGCTGATGTTCCGCAGGCTTGGCTAATGCTTCCTCAAGCTGGCGGCGCAACTCACGGTTTTCTTTCTGTGTTTCTTTGAAGCCTTTGCGAAGATCTTTCACCCATTGCGGTGCAGGTTGCCCGTCAATGTGATCATCATCGTCAGCGTTAAGCTGAATTTCTTCATCACCAATACGCAAGGCGTAATCTTCTGGTGTCTCTTCGGTTTTTTCAGGATCAGTTGCCATCTCTTTTCCGTTGTCATCCTGGCTTTCATTCTCAGGCTGTGACTCTGTTTGGATGATGGTTTCTTCTGCATTTTCCTGTGTTTCAGACAGGTCAATAACCTGACCGTCGATGATCAGTTCGTTTTCCATTGATTACTCCTGGTTAACTCGGCATTAAGTCTGCCGGTGACTGTGGTGGTGACTGGAATTGCTGTTGTTGTGACTCGGCGACATCTTTCAGAAGGCGTATTGCCTCCATCACTGCTTTGTCATCGATGTTTCTGGCTTGAGCCAGTTTATAGACAGTGTTTGCCTGACTCTCCATCGCATCCTGCTGGGCAGTAAATGCTTTGATTTGAGTTTGAGCAGTTTCGTTAGTTGCTTTTTGCGCTTCTGCCTGCGCTGCTACCATTTGCGCCTGAGCGAGAACCATTTCAGGATTTGGCTGGCTTTGTGCTGCCATTTGCGCCTGTTGAACAATCTGCTGCTCTTTCTCATTGCGTGGTTTTGCAATGCCAGATATCAGCAGTTGGTTTCGGTTGTACTCTTTGAAGTCATCAAGGCCTTCGCCATCGATATTGTCCAGAATAATACCCTGAATTGCCGGGCGCATTGGGTCTGTTGGAAGCATAGAGCTAAGGACATTTGTCAGTACAGAAACCGTTGCATCACGTCGTGCTGTGTAGCTTGGTCCAACATCAACCGTCACATCGTATCGACCGACAGAAAGGTCATTTAACGCAACAACTGCCCCTGTTTGCCTGTCAACAACCTGTGCGCTCAGGACAGCGATATCATCACTTCCATCTTCGTTAACGATGCGCACTTCACGCTCTGAACCGTACACTTCACGAGCCATTGACAGCCATACTTCACCAGCGCGTTTAAGACTTTTCGCCATATTGTCCAGATAGATAAACGAAGCCATATCTGCTCTGTTCATCAAGTTGTTAACCGTTTCCTGAGCAATATTACTTGGCATCTGCTGCATGGCCTGACTGCCGCCTGTAACCTCCTGAATATCTGCACTGGTTTGCTGTAGTAATGCAGCCAATGCCTGATTCATAACCGCAGGCTGTGTATATCCTGCCGGGGTAGCTCCAGCGATAATATTGCCAGATTTATCTCTCACTTCGCGCAACGGCAAGAACGCTGGGCGTTTCTTGTTGCGAGCCTCCCAGTGCTTCTCAAGTCCACGAATTTGCTCCATGCCAACTATAGGGATCTGACCGGGGTCTTGCGCTGCAGTATCAGCCAGCATTGATACCTGAAGGTTATACAAACGCTGTGGATCCATTGCTTTTGCAATATGTCCTTCGACACGCTCAATGTCATCAATGAACCAGCGTTTTCCATAAACCGGGATGAGGGGGATATGCTCACCAGGAATACGTCGAGGTTTCTCAAGGAAACCATCACCATCCACTACGGATACATACACACGACGGCGCTTCACTGAGCGCCTTGCCACTTCCTGAAATCCAGCTATTGCCAGTTCATCTTCAATATCTTCAACCTGATCACTGTCGTATGTTGCAATCTCTCCAGTGATTGGATGTCGATAACTGATGACGTCAACAGACTCTTTACGAACTTCGTAATACTTCGCTATGTAAATAACATCTGCATCAAACCAGTCATATTCCCAACTGGTCATAGACGTTACATCCAGAGAAGCAGGAGGTTTCTTTCCGTATTCAGCCTCATATTTTTCAGGTGACAACGAATACATACAGAACGCCCACAACGCGTCAGATTTGTCGTACTTCTTAGCGTCAGGGTCAAACCACACAGAGCGCGACGGGTCGTATATTGGTTCAATAGCAATACGCTGACGATCGTCCATGGGGTCGTATTCATTGACCAGCATCGACGTCAAACGGAAGCAACCGAAACCACCAGTAGCAGCGTCGTCAAATGCATTATCGCAAGCCTCACCGCCATCAGTTTCTTCGTAGTCAGCACGGAACAGACCATTTAATTTATTGGCTAACTCTTCGCTTGCCTCTCTGTCACCAGGACGAAACTTAACGGTGATTCTGTTATTGCGGTATTCTGCAATGATGCGGTTAAGTTCAGTTGCAACCTTATTGATTTCAAACTTAGGATACTTCTCGAACTGCTCATCAAGCTTAGTTCCAGCCGCCGTTGCTCCTTCCCATTGACCTCCGGGGACACGAGCAAACCTCGTAGCTTCAATGCACTTTTCGCGCACTTCCTGCTGTGGAGAATAGGCGCGGTCAAACCTGAGCATGATCCGCTCATGTTTTTTCTCTAATGTCTCTGCCATGTTTACCAACCGGAGGATGAGGGAACGTATATTTCAGTTTCTTCGCGGACCAATGCCGGGCAATGCATACACATCATCAGCGCATCAGCCAGGTTAGGAGATGGAATACCGAGCTTCTGCTTCATTTCGACCTTAGTCATAAGCTCCAGCTTCCCGTTGTTATTGAATTTGCGCTGAATCTGCGTCAGTTCTGCAAACAGCTTCTCCAGCATCTTCTCGCCTATCGCTTCTTTGTCGAAACTCAGCATGTCGTCGGGGCTCTGCATACTCACCGTGAACAACCGCCCGATATGTCAGATACAGCCTGTCAGCCAGCGCGTAATAGAATTGCGCTCGCTTATTGCGGAATACATCGCCAATAGTGCGAACGTTGTCGCCCTGCACGACTTCATCAGCCCATGCTCCGGCCTGATACGGCGCATCTTCATCGAATGGCGATTCGCTGCCCTTGAA